ATGTTACAGCTCTCAAACATCTCCGATAAGGAAATACAGAAAAATATGTCGAGATTGAACCGATTTCTTGAGGCAACATCATACCGAATTAATGATGATCGCATAATTATTTATATAAACGAATTGAAAAAGATTTACCAGCCAAAGACAGTCAGGCACCACCTCATTACGATCAAGAGATTCCTTAAGTTTGTTGGCTATCCTTCCGCAGAGTTAATCAAACTACCCAAAGTCCCGAAAAGACGGAAGATGGTCATAAAACCCAATCAAATCAGAAAAATTCTCGAAAGAGCAGACTTGCAAATCAAAGCTGCTGTTCTGCTGGCTGCAACTTCTGGCCTTAGAGCTGAGGAACTCTTCAAGCTCACACTCGAAGACATCGACATTGAGGGCCGCACGATCTATGTCGGGGCTGAAATAGCCAAAGATTACGAGGATCGCATCACATTCTTCAGCGAGGAGGCGAGGCTCGCCCTGCAAAACTATTTGAGTGTCAGACAGAGCAACTCGATACATTTGTTTCCTGAAAGCACGATACGAAAGAAAATCCGCAAGTACAGCAGAAATCTCAGAATCAAGCACATGCGCAAATTCTTCTCGCAGCAATCTGATCGCTTGGGAATGCCAACAGCGATTAAGAAAATGCTTATGGGGCATGCTATCGATGATGTCGATCTTGGACACTACGACTTTCAGGATGAGGAAGATTTGAAGAAGATTTATGATCGCTATTGGCGGGATTTTAGGATTTTAATTTGAGCAATCTTTAACTATTTAATCTGCACCAGTAAATATTATTTTAAACGCTGGAAGATCAAAGAATATGAAAATGTCAATACTCGTCCATATAACACATAAGGGGAAGAAGTTTATAGCTCAAACTTGCTGGCTTACCGATTTATGCGGACCAAACTTAGTTGCTACTGCAGAAAGTAGAGATGAAGTTATCTCAAAAATGTACCAAGCTATTTCTGAGTTTATCGAAAGTTTTGGAAGACAATACATAAAACACTGGTCAGCCAGCAAAGAAGGTGTAAATTGCCCCCAAGCCTACATCGTGCTGCCCGCTGATTTATGGTATTGCAAAAATACTAAGGAATCGTGCCCCCTCCAAGCGTGGATCGACCTAACGAATCCAGAAAAATTCTTTGAAAAGTGTTTACTTTCCGATGAAAAACAAAAAGAAGGGATACAGAGGGCAATCACTGAAGGAAAATATAATGGCTTTCATCATGTACCTGGTAGATACCGCTGTTGTCTATGCAATGAACCACGAGTCTACTTCAATTACCATTATCCGTGGGAACTCACACTTTTGAGTTATCATTGCGATATTGAATCGATATGGAATAAAAGAGCGAAAGAACTTGTTTTCAAAAATTTTCCCCGTGCTGCGAGATACGCTGCACTTTGTAGTAATTGCTTCTTAAGAGTCTCAGAATTTCTGCCAGAAATAGATGTATCTGAATATGAGATTATAACATATAATTACAAAAGAATCGGTGAGATCTCACCATAAACTACAACTTCCAGGATGTCGAGTTGAGGAAAATCTATGATGCTGTTGGGATCAAGATCTTCGACTAAAACTCATATCAGCCCATATCTTGGGTACAGCCTCATTTCGATTTCAGTTAGACCATATTCTCTCTTCCATTCCATAAACATGCTATCTATTTCTTTTTCGAGGTCATTTATTAGTTCAAGAAGTTCTTCTTTTGTTTTCTCGAGGTGGTTAATTTTCTCTTTGAGAGTGGAGTACTGATCGATCCAAGAACGCAGCTTACTCCTGTATTTTTCCCAAAATTCTCTCCATACATGTCCATTTGGGAGAGATTTTACTCCCCCGATAATATAACTCAAAAGCATGTAGTAGTCATCTTCTCTCCCAAATTCTATACTTCGTCCACTCTTGCGATATTCTTCAACTAACTTCTTGCAGAAGTCTTTAAACTCGGAAGGAATTAGTGGAGCTATTTCTTTCAGTAAATCTTCTAATTTATTGCGATATTCATCAAATTCTTGGCTTAATTGTCGTATTTTTGAGATATGTTTGTCTAAAATTTTATCAGGTAAACTTAGAAGATATTCCGCAGAACAATACGCGCCTGAAGTTCCACCTTGGTCGCCAAAGATTACCACTGCTCTTTGCAGATGGTAGCTTGGCGGGTATAAGTCTACTCTAACCTTACTTGGCCTTAAAATCACAAAACTTCCATCCTTCAAATATTTTTTAGACATGGATAACGAAGACAGCATAGGAGAAAATACGCCCCTAGCTATCTCTCCAATAACTCTTCTCTTTCTCTCTTTTTCTAGCAATCTAACGTATTTATGGTTACAGTAAGCATACCAAGCTGTAATGCAAACCAAAACAAAAGTTAACACCACGAGTGCCCAATTCGAGTCCATATGATTTCCATATAAATCTAAAAAATTTAAGATTATTCAAGCACATTGTCGTGCAAGATTTTCTTTGGTTTGAATTTGTTAAGAATATCGTTAAGCTCCATGTTGTCGGGATAAGTGATTACTGCTAAAGTTCTCGGTGAGCGTTTGGCTTGATCGGTTCTGTGATACTCTCTGTCTGTAATTGAAAGAAACTCGCGATATGGATGATCCTCCTCGTTTTCGAATTTACCGAGCGTCATTACTTCAACAGCCTCAACTCGCTTGTCTAAGAGTTTTCTTATTCGTTTTGCATGGATGTGGTTGTCAAGCGTAACTAAAGCTTGTTTCGAAGCAACGAACAGGTAATAATCAATCATACCTTGCATTGTTGCAGCATTTGCTGAATCGTTATTAGTGAATGCCGATTCGAGAGTATTTCTGAAGAATCTTGGTGGCCTTGAATAACCATGTGCCGCAAAATTATTGTTAGTTGTGTCCCATGTTATAACTCTACATGCGAACTCACCCATTGAATGTACTCCAACTGCTCCCCATCCCCATAAATTCAAGTGTGGCGGATCTAAGAATTCACCTGTTTCAGCTCCAAGTGGTTGGAAATTGTCCACATATATATGCCACAGCATGTGTGAATATGTTACTCCAGAGAAATGCATATATCGCGGACAGATATATATCCCAACACCACTCACACTCAACCAGCTTGTTGTTGTTGATGCTGCAACAGATAACGAACCACTATCTACTGCCTTGTATTGATACCTATGCCCACCAATATGTTGAAAATCTTGACTCCAATCTCTACCCGTTACTTCAGTTCCACCAATCTTAACCAAATTAAACAAACTCTGCCATCTCGGCATTTAGTTTTGCACCCCCACAACTTTTTCAAGCTGAATGGTCGGCTCGTAATTAGCAGCAGGTGCAGCGGAGCAATAAGCGTAAAGTCTGATGGCAGAAATTTTCTCATTGCTCGGTATTGCATCCATGACATCAACAAGCCAATCGTCAAAGCTTGCTCCTTCTGCAACGCTCTCTTCAGCATCCAGCAAGTCAACCTCAGTGGCTCCATCTGATAAAACAGCCCTCAACATGAAGTAAAGCGTTGCTCCAGAACCAGCGGGATTTGAAGCAACGACATGAATTGCATCAATCCAGCCGATGAAATCGTTATCGGGCAAAACTTCTTGCTTTTGAGTGAGAGTAGTCTCTGTCACCGTAACGCTTGATGCGTTTCCCTTATTCAAAATCCTGCCCGATAATTCTTTGTTCAGGTTTGCGATATCCTGTGAGACTGAATAGTTAAACCAGTTATCGTACTCTGCGATCGGCTGCTCGCCAGCCGCGTACTTAGCAGCTCCAGCAGGAGGTTCAACACCGACATCGTCCCAACGCGAACTCTGATCAATAGGCATGCTAGTTCCTCGCCAATAGACTTTAAAAATCAAAGTCAGAGCAGTCCCGCATAGGTTCCTGCATCCGGGTTGCTGTTTGCCAGGTCGTTGTAGCCCTTCGTGGGATCCGACGTATCGGCTGCTGATCTGTATTCAAAAGTTCCGAATTGCTTTGTGTCCAGTTTTACTCCTGCAGGCTTGATCGCTTGCAGTAAGTCCTTCAGCTCTTCAACAGTTAAGCCAATGTTGTTAAGATCTTGCAGCCACACCCAAACATCAAGGTACGCGGGCTCTATGTCGTATCTGTCATTGACTCTGACCCTACTCGTAGTTGTCTTCAAAGCAGCAGCTACAACCTCTTTAATGTCCTTGATCGTCGCCATTTCTGTCAGCTTGCTGAAGGAAATCTTTATTCTCGTTCTGTAGTGTTCATCTGTCTCATTCTGCTGTCTGCGAATGTTGAAGAGCTGCCCGATGTAGTCGAGGCTTTTTCCCGAAGCGTAGTCAACGGAGTGGGCGTTTTTAATGTCGCTAATAGTTTGTTCTATGCTCTGGAATTCTGAATCCAAAATTGAAAGCAGCTTGTAGTTGTTCGAATCGCTGTCTTTGCGAAACGCCGTTGAAAGCTTTGAAATCAGCTCGTTAACTGCCATCTATGCCACCTCACGAGAACCTCACGAGATCGTGACTGTTATCAGCGTGTCGTCCGTCTGAGCGATTTCGGTGTCCGCTATTGCTATATTCGAGGTTCCTGCTGGCGGAGAAGCCGTATCGATCTTGACAGTTGCATCCACGACACCCTGGATGTTCATCACGGCTGCGAGAACCTTGGCGTAAACCACGTCCTCGCCGATTTCCAAGTTGTTGATGTACGCTTTAATTGCATCTTTGACTGTTTGTTCATCGATTGAAGTCCCATCGCTCGTTATCGAGACATCGACATAGATGCTTACTTGCGTGGGACGGCTGAAGTATATCGTGTAGGCATTGCCATCCTGATCGTAAGCTGTGGCTGCGATATCTCCATAGGGCCGAATTCCTGCAGGTTTCGAGTCGAATATCGCCTGAGCGATGTCCGCATCCTCCCCTCCGTGCACGAAAACCCTGAACGATTTGGGCGGGAGGCCTCCCGTATCGGTGTAATCGTTTATCGTGTCGTTCTCCTCGATTTTTACAGTCTTAACACCTTCAACTTCCAGGACAGCAGCTTTGATTGCATCGAGAGTTGCCTTGCCCTTGGCTGCGAGAGTCATTTTGATCCTGTAGCGGAACTCTTCGTCTGTTTCTGTGTCTCTACCTCCACTTGTTGGGTTTGCGTTGTTTACTGATTCGATTCCGCTGATTGGATCAATGATTTTCGTGATCGTGTTAGCAGCTACATTTCCTGCTGATCCGGGCTCGATTGCTTCAATAGGTGCGTCAACACTCGTGTTTCCTGCTGCCAGCGTGACAGCCTCAGTTGTCTTGAAAACGACAGATTCATCACTTGTGGCAACTCTCGTGCCCGCTGGAATTGTTATATCTTCGGTTGCTGCTGTTGATCTGCTGAACGTGACAGTTCCCGTAGCTTTAGCTGCAGGGATGCGGGTAAATCCTACCAACGCAGCAATGTTATCCAAGTTGCTTCCAGTTGCAAAATCAATGTAGCTCGCGTAGTAGGCATCCTCGAGAAGCTGCCAGAGTTGGTCTTCCCTATATGCAACGACTTTCAGGAACCTCAGGAATCTTGAATTCTCGCTCAGATCAATATCGTCGCCAAACTCTTGCTTTGCTAATTGTTTTAGTTCTTCGAGAATTACGCTAAATGGTTTTGGGATAAAACCCGAATCTGTTACTCCGTATGTCATACAACCACCTCAGTCTGGACTTGTCCGCCATCAGCAATCAGATAAAGCAAAATCTTGATCTTCCTCGAAGAATCGGGCTCAGAAATCTCAATCCTGTCGATTGACCTGATTTTGTCGTAACCAGCAAGGGCTTTGCGGATCTCGTGCTCGATTAGCTTGCGGTTGAACTTCGATTGCTTGATTTTAAGCCAGTCAACACCGAATTCGGGGTTAAATGCGTCTGAACCCTTAACGCATTTCAGGATGTGCTCTATGTCCTGCTTTATTTTATCCACGCCATCAACTATGTCAATTTGTTTGAGCTCGTTGATCACGAGATCTCCTTGGGAGAACTTGAAATCCCATGTCATCAGCGTTAAGAGAAGAATAGACTTTAAAAGCAACTGGCAAAATGAAAAACATTAGAGACTCTCGATATACCCCCTAATCTCCTCTATAACACTTACCACATATGTTAGCAAATTCTCAGCATCCCGTTGAGTTAGATATTTGTCAGGATGTGCTATTGAATTTCTAACATTTTTTAGGTATTTAATTATGTGTAGTACAGGAGGTTTATCTTTGTTTTTATAATGTTTTTCTAGCTCATCTAATATGGCGCCCCATGTATGTTTTTCAACATCTTTTCCTGTTTCTTTCTTATACAATTCTCGAAGAACTCTTTCACAAATTCTAAGTAAGTAAAAACCTGCAGCAGTTGGAAGGTTAGAACGAATGGCAACACAAGCTTGGTCAAATTCTGCCAGTCCGCCTACATCACTTAACCATTTTAAGGTTTCTTCGTTGAAAAATGCCTTAGAACACTCTCGTATCTTCTTGATATCAAGAATCTCTAATTTTGGTGTAATCAACTCACAATTTTCTAAAAGTCCTATAAATTCATTAATCTTACCAATGACTTCTTCGTATAGTCTCCTGCAAGTTTGCTGGTCTAATCTTCCTATGTCTTGTAAATATTTTACCCATTCTTCTGCCCAACTTCCTATTTCCTCAAATTTCTCAACATCTTTAAGGCCCATTAATTCTCCTAATTCGCTTAAGTTTTGTGGAGGAAAATAAAGCAATGCTTGTACAGCAGGTTCCAATTTAGATTTCAGTCGGTCAAGTTGATGGAGATAATAATATACCCCATAGGGAGTAAGCAATTTTTTCTCCATGATTACTAAAACTACTAGTACATTAATAAATTTTAAAAAAATGAGTTAGGGCGGATTATGCCATACTCCATCGTCAGCATTAACCCCCCTTATTGTCTTGAAATCAAGGTCTCCATTGATGTAGACATCCCCGATGATGTTGATTCTGTTTGGATTGATTTCTGGGATTGATTCTGCCAGCGTGAAAACTCCTGCAAAGACGATAGCATTGTTGATGTTGAACTTCAGCAGCTCGTTGACAGCTACAGTTTGCTTATTCTTAAGCTGTTCTTCGAGTTCATACTTACTAAACAGCACGAGAACAATGTCTCCCTCTTGGAGTGGGATGTAAATTGTGCCAACCGAAGACTTCAAGCATGCGACTGGAACATCAAACAGCTCAATTTCCCTGCCTCGGATCTTGTGCTTCAGCTTAACATTGCAGCGGAGCTTGCTGTGGTCCACTTGCGTTATTATGCCTAAAGCTATCGTGTTAATCCTGCTTACTTTCATCTCAATTCTCTCGTCCATAATTTTTAGCAGCTCATCGATCACGGGATCACCTCCAGCTCCGTATAGTACTCTTCACCCTTACAAACGTGCTTATAAGCAGAAACATTGAACTCTCCGCTCAACTTGACTGATTTAATCACAACAGGCTTGCCAACTTGGATTCTCCATCTTAACAAAGCTCTGATTTTGAATTTGTCTTGATCCTGATTCTTGACCTTGGTAACTTCCAGCAAGCCCGTATCAGACTCGAGGACCTCAGCCTCGTAAACGATCTTCGAACCCTTGACGAAGTAAGCCATATTGTTCTCGATTGTGAAAACGTATTCCTGGCCGAAGTCGGGAGATGCGACAATCATCCATGGATCCAAGTTTGCTTGCTGCTGTCTCAGCTTCCCATTGCAGAACCTGACTACATCCTCGATTATCTCCGCTGGAGTTCCTTGGAACGTGTGGGGCTTCTCAAACTTGAAGCCAGTATTATCGATTCTGCCAATCGGGATGTTGCAGTACTTGCATATATCTCTGATCACTTGGGCCGCATCTGTTCCAACTGGATAGCTAACTACTACGATTTCTTTGCTTAACTCGGCTGTTGTATCTGTGCATTCGATTATAGCAGCCTCGTCAGCTCCCTTCAGCTCGATGTCAACATTTGTAACCTTGCCATAGAAAATCAATCCAAAATCGTTCTTGTAGCCAGCTTTGAGCTCAACGATATCATCTTTCTTGATCTTTTCTCTCGTTTGCTGAGATAAGTTGTAAATCGTTATGATCGCTGTTTTAGCCTCAGTTTCTTTCTTTTCAACTTCAAATTCAATGTCGAAGTTGTCTGAAGTAAATAGCAGATCCTCGATTCTGAGCTCGGCGTAGCGAAGCCACAGCTCAGTCATAGAACACCCACACCTCGGCTTTCTTGTCTGTTATTTCGTAAGGCAGCAAGTAGAATAGTTCCTCGTAGGTTGCAGGGTTTTTGACAACAATCGGGTTTAATCTGACGAGCTCACCATTGAAAACTATCACCCCATCCTCAACTCTCGTGATTGTTAGAACGCAAAAGCCCCCTTGATGGTTCCATCTAAATATGAAATCGTAAGCTACATTGTTTATCTTAACTCGCTGAGACTGAGGAAATCCCCACGATTCCTCAAATGGAATGACTTTAACCACCGAATAACCCTCCTAACCATTCTACAATCGAGTCTAACCAACTCTTATTCTCCTCTTTTTGCGGCTCGTTGTTCGTACTCTTCTCTTCGGGATCTCTGGCTGTTGTGTTGGTTGGGACTTCAGAAGTTGCTGGCGTGATTGGCAGCTCTATTGTTATCGTCTTGGATTCGGCAATCAGGATCTGCCTGATTCTGATTGAGGCCCTCAGCGCGTTAACACTGCCACCTTGCTGAAAGTCAAGGCTCTCGATGACCATGTTGTCGTAAGTGCCAAGCAAGTCAGAATGGAACGTTACAAGTTGCTTTGATTCGTAGAGCTGCTTTAGTCTCTCGTGTTCGTAAGAATCTCTTTTGCAGATAACATCGAGAGAGAATTCGGCAGGCTCGAGGATGATGTGATCCGCAATGCTAAATTGCTTCTCAACTTTGTGCTGCGGAATTGTGGCTTTCTCCGTGAGGTTCACGATTTGAACAGCTTCGAGTTCGATGTCACCAAGCAGGATTTTTTCTGGCATCAAGTTGAAAGAAAAAGAGTAGACTTTAAGAAATCAGAACTTCCAACCCTCAGTTCTGAACATCGTAATTATGTTAATAAAATCTAAACCATATTGCTTACAAATGAATGGAATCTTAATCTTATTGCCCCTCAGTTTTTCTTCAGTGACAACAATTGGTTCAAGCTCAATGAGAGTTTTTTGAGGGGAAGTTGCATGGTCGTAGGCTAAGGCTACTACCCAAGGGTCCGCATCGTATTTCTTGCCGATTTTTATGATGGACGGATACTTCTGCAAAATTTGTTGGACTATTTCTATTTGGCGAAGTGTTGGATCTTTAAACAGTAATTCTTGATTCTCAGCCCAATCTAAAAGATCATCGTCGCCTTCCTGTATCTCAAAAAGAACCTCTTTGGGAGCTATGAACCTTCCAGCTTTTATCAAGCCTTCAATTCTCCTCCAAACACTTGGATACACATCCATTGGATTAATCCTGTTTAAGTGAATCAAGGAGCTCGTATCTACAACATACAGATACAAGCTATCTACCCACCTGAGCCAATAGTTTTTCAAATGTCTTTGTTTTTACCGACAGATACGCTAACGCGTCCGCATACGTGATGTACTCTTGATAGAGGTTATGCGCAACAACTGAGATGAACTTGTCTCCAAGCTCTGAGATTACTCTTTTATCGGCTGGCGGGCCCCCCTCTTTTTGTTCGGACTTCTCTTCTTCTTTTTGTTCAGAGTTTTTTTGGGGCTTGTACAAATTTAGAATCTGTTCGTAGTCTTTTTTTGTTATGAAATTGAACTTTAACATGTTGTAGAGCAACATCTGTTTGCTGACCTTAAGCTTCCTCGATAAACGATTTAGTGTTTCAATATTGGTGAGTGATGAGCGATACTTGTCGAATACACGTATTGCTAATTCTTTCGGTAATAAAAACGATGCTGCAAACTCGTTGCACCATTTTTCAATCGAGCTTGGAGCTGGAGCTAGTATATCGGGCGTATCTATCCCGGATTCTCCAAGCAAAACATGGGCAAATTCGTGCATGAGAGTGAATATTCTCGCTTCTATTACATCTTTTGAATTGACAACAATGACGACAGGATGCTCATCGGCGAGTGTAAATCCTCGGGCATCTTCTACTGGCATAGAAAACTGGAAAACAAATATGTTGAGGTCTTCAAGCCAATCCCTCAAGTAATTGAACATGGCGTATGCGCTTTTAAAGCCCCTCTGCGTATCCTCGGTCAATTCAAGCATCTCACGGTATTTTTTAGCAATCTTTTCAGGTTTGTCCGTAAGCTTAGCCTTATCGATTTTTGGCACAATTTCATATCCGATATTTTCCAAAAGCTCTCTTGCAGTCTCCTGTAGGCTTCTGGCCCTTCTTAACGCAACGATGGTCTTTTTATCAAACACACCCTCTTTTCCAGGGATCATCCTATAGTCTTTTGGCCACTTCTCTTCCCTAGGCTCAGGAAGTAAAAATGCTGCAAGAGGAACTTTGAATGCTAACGATAGTTCCCTTAGCTGCCTTAGTGTAGGCTTCCTCTTCCCAGCTTCGATATCTCTAATAACACTGACACTTGTATTGAGCCTCCTAGCTACCTCCTCAATCGTCCATCCAGAACTCTCTCGAAGCCACTTGAAGACTTCTGGGTTTATATCTATAGTAACAGTCTGAACCATTTCAGTAGCTTGTGTGTTCAGGTCGTATCTTAATTTTTCGTTTCTATTTTTTTCATTTCTATCCCAAATTGGCATAGTGTTTAAGCCTTAACTTTCTTACGAGTTCCTTCGTAATATCCTCTGGCCTATCTGCCTTGATTTCGATTTTATGGATGATTGTTGTTGGCTGATTGTATGTTGTCTGGTTGGTTGTATGATATGTTGTTGGAGCTGAAGTGAGCTGGGATGGTAACAGCTCCGATGCGGAGGGTAGGCGATGCTCCGCCAATAATGTTGTTCCAGCTCTGATTGCCATGCTTGTTGGTGTGAACTGGAATCCTGCTTGGATAGCTTTAAAGATTGGGTTTTCTGTGATGACTCGCCATGCTTCGAGTATTCTATTTGGGATGGATGTTACAACATCGGCAAGCAATTTGAAACCACTAACGAGCCAATCTATGCCTCCTCTGATCGCATTGAAGAATGCTAAACTTCTATCTCGTAGTCCAAATAGATTATGTACCCAACAGTGCTGTAGAAGCAAGATTACACTTACAAGACCAAGAACTGCCCATGTTATTGGATTTGTAAGTAAAGCTGCGCTAAAACCCAAGAATGCTCTAGTCATACCCACAAAAGCTAAAATACTCTGTTTCGCAAGGAGTGTTAGAGCTCCACGTAACCCTATTGTAGCCAAGGTGGCTTCAGCTTCAGCACCCATAAACGTTAGGATAGATCCAACAAGACGTAACAAACCCGCCCTTACGAGTAGAGCTCCACCACCAAGTAATAGGACTGCTGTTGCCAATCCTACAGTCAAGCTGATACCAGTTTTTATCGGTTTCGGTAAAGCTTGAAATACTTCAGCTACGGTTCTTACAGCACTTACAGCAACTTTCACACTTGGAACGAATACACTCCCAATTTCAGTACCAACTAATTTCAAGTTGTTCTTGAGGATTCCCAACTGTTCTGATAGACTTTCATCAATTTCTGCCGATGCTTTCTTCGTTACACCTCTTACATCCTCAAGTTTGAGCATGTACTTGTCAAGGGCATCAATTCCCCCCTCAAGCACTCTGGCAATGCCAGGGCCTGCGTATGAGCCAAAAATTGCTGTCGCTCTTCTAGTTCTCTCTGTTGAATCTCTTATCTCTGCCAGTTCCTTCAAGGCTTTTTTAACGTCTATACCCTTGGCTGCAGCAGATCTCAAGCCCATTAGAGCTCTCGCAACATTAACACCATTCGATTCTAAGGCTGCGAGTAGACCAACTGATTCCTGAAATGTTAGATTAAGTTGCTTGAGTGGGGCAGCATTGCTTGAGAGTATGTCTATCAAGCGTGAAGACTGGACTCCGAATCTCTGTTGGGCTGCTATAAGCGTGTCAGTTACTTCGTACATTCTCGTCGCTGGGATATTGAATGCTTTCATAGCTACTGCCAATGAGTTTGCGGCTGTTACAGCGTCAGTTCCCGTTACTTTTGCGAAATCGAGAACTGCTTGTGCCACTTCCTGTGTATCTCTGCCAAGATCGCCATACCTGCCTCTTATGATCGTTATAACTTCTGCTATAGTCTTGAATGAGTCGGAGTTTACTCTTGCGAGTTGTTTTACTGTTTCTGTCATTAAAATAAGCTCTTTATTCGATATTCCTGTTCTCGCTTGCATTTCAAGAATTGCCCTCTCCAAGTTTGCTGCTTCCCTTACAGCTAATCCAATTGATGCTGACATTGCGGCTCCTGCAGCAAAACTGTATTTTCCAAGGCTTTCAAGAGCCTGATTCATTCTCTTGAAGTTCTTTACAGCTTCATCAGTTGCTCTGTTGATTTTTGTAAGCTTTTCGTAGAATCCTCTATCTTTTAACTCAATTGCTACATAAATGGCTCTGATAGCATCGCTGAACATCGAAAGCATTATCTAAGATTGACTTTAAAAGTGGGAGTATGGATTTAAAAGAGTACAACGAGTACAAAAAAGAGATTGAACAAAGAATTAGGGAAAAGAAAAGAAGTTTGTCATTTCTGGAGAGACAAACTAAAGAGTTAGAGATCATAAATGAAGTCATGAAAGAATTCAAAGAGAGAGACCCAATAAAATACGAAGAGTTTATAAAATTTGGAAAACAACGGGAGAAAGCAGCATTCGGATTAGGGTTAAGAATGTTTTTACTTGGACTGTTTTTGTTGCTGTTGCTATTGGCAGTAGTGTTTCTCATCTAAAAACATATAAATGCTCTTTCTCTCCATTTAGTTGTACATCCCCCTGATTTGATTGTTCCATTAGAATTTTGAAGTATATCTTCCACTTTTGGAATTTTACATAATCCCAACTCATCACTTCTTCGATATCCTTGCCAAGGTTGTGGGCTATGAAATAATAATCAAAATATCTCCTTACTTCCTCCTCAAACTGTTGATACCCGAAAATATTCAACTAAGCCAGTTTTCTCCATTACCACTCGTTCTAGCTTTGCTTTTATTGCTGCATCCATTTCATCAATGAGTTTATCCAATTCTTCGTCATTCTCGGGCGGTTTTGGATCGACAACAACTAATTTTATAAGTTCTCTGAGTACTTTATCCGGTCTATTCCTGTATTTTATGATCAGATCGTCAACTTCCTTCGCTTTTAGGCTTTTTCGTATTGTAAAGACTTCTCCACCAATTATCACAGTCTCTGTACCTTCAACTGCTTTAAACTTCTCCCAGCCTGCCATGCAAGTTCTTAAGAAAACAGACTTTAAAAATAGAACAACTACTATTGGTAGGCTTTATCCAATTCTTCCTCAAGCTCTTTTAACTTTTTCTTAAGCCTCTCATATTCCTCTTTTTCGATCTGTTTGGCTTCTTTTAACTCTTCTAAGTCCCTTCTGAGGTCATCTATCTTCTGTTCAACTTCTGTAATTTTCCGAAGCACTACTACTTCTGGTAGGGGTGGCATTTCTTTGAGAATCGGTTCTATGTTTATGCTCTTGAAAGCACCCTCTATTAACCTCATCCTCTCACTAAGCTTTCCTACATACTCAAACGCTTGAATCGATGGGAGTTTGTAAGAGTAGAATAATTTTTGCAATCTTTGAACATGGCTTTGCATAGCAAGTATGGGAGCGAGCACTCTTGAGTTGAGTTCCGCCCACTTCTTAAGCAGTTCTTCGGTTTGCTTAAGTTGCGGGAATTTTTCATAGTATTTCTCCATCACTTGCTCTGCTTTTTCTCTGATCTGTTCATCTTTGGACTTCGTTAATTCCAGTACAATCATCCGGGCTTTATAAGGAAGTTTCTCAATATTGGCCTCGATCAATTCTAAAGCCTCCAATTGTGTCTCAGGGTTTTTTGCTTTCTCTTCTATCTCTTCCATAAGTTTCATAACTTCCTCGGAAATCAAAAACTTCTTCCATTCATTTTCTTCACTCAAAACTCTCACCTTAAATCCTTAAAATTTGCCAAAATTTAAATTTTTTGTACTATCCAGTAGAATTTTCAACGAATCTAACGCTTTGTCTGCAAACAGGACAATAAAACGATTTTAAATCCTTGTGTTCAGTGTGTACATGTATGGCATCTTACAGTTATCGTAAGACAAGTTACTTGAATACCTCTGGAATTTGCCTAAATAACGGGTTCATAAGCTTTGACTAGGAGCAAATTCAATGGGTTCAAAGACCCAAACATGCTTATATTCAAGGGAAGCTGCTAAACCAATCTCGAAACCCACAAATTGAACTCCTCAAAAACAAGAAAAATGGAAATCAGTATTCAATTTTGAATCCAGTCCCAATGAAGTCGTACTTCAGGATGTTCTCTTCCTTGTCTGGCTTGACCTCGGGATAGAAGAAGAAACACTCGTCAATGGAGATCTTCTTCCAGCTCGTAACTTCCGGTTTCTTCGAAGCGAAGACAACCTGAACGGGTCTCTTAGTTTCCGCAAGCTGCAATAACAGTTTATTTGAATTCGATGACGCAAGCAGTGCTATAGTTCCTTCAGCATCTCTGTTGTTCATCTTGGCCCAATCCCTCGTTATGCCAGCCCAGTCCTGAATCGGCTTGATGTTGTCCTTGTCCTTGGGCGTTACTCCCGTATCAGCTGCGAGCCCCTCAAGCTCAACCCCATCCACAAACACTGTTATGTCATCAATACTGTAAACGGGCATTTCTCACCACCTCACAGCGCTATAACCAGATCGAGCTGAATCTTCGAGATCGACCCTGCAAGGTATGCGGTAACGCTGACATTCTTGAGGATCCTGCTTGCCTTGTCAGAATCACTGATCGAATCCCAACTTGGAACTTGAACAACATAGCCAGGCTGCAGGTTGCCATCTTCGTCAACGATATCCTCACGGAGAGCTCCATCTCTTTGGGCCCTCCTCAAGACATTCTCGATGGCAGCCTTGACCATCTGGATCCCGCTCGGACTGTAGGGAATGCGGGAGCCCATGTTCGCAAGTCTTAGTTTCAGGTTAACTAGGGCGTTCTTGATTTCCGTAGCGAGGTAGATCTTGGTGCGAGGAATGTCAACAAAGCTGCCAGTCAGAACCTTGGCTCCGCTTATAACAGTCTTCGCAACAGTTATTATCGTGTTTAT